TGCTTGAGTGCGAGGATCCCAAATTAATTTATTTTGAGTTGCTTTGTGAATAAACAACTCCCTTGGGGTCATGTTGTCTATATGATATTGTAACTCATTATCGATGTTTTGTAATCTATTTTTTGAATTTTCTCTTCTAATGTGTTCTAAGAAAAATGTCATGAATAATAAAAACAGTGTGATAATGCCACAACCAACAAGCAATGCAGCCATAATATCCATGTTTGTGCCCTCTTTATGGTCCTGTGTCTCCGGTATCTGTTGATTCGAAATACAGGTATCCAACCTCTACTAAATCGCCGGCGCCGGGAATAACAGTGAAATAAATAGTATTATCTGTGGAATTAAAATACCAATCATGATTAAGCGCGCCATTTATAAACACTCTTATCGCTGAAACAGGATCGGGGGTGTGTGTCAACTTTAATGACTCATAAGGATCTATAGAGTGAGTAGCATCAGTGACTCCGGGCGCCCAATCTGTATCACAGATATCCACCACGACTCCTCCAAGTGCATTTGTGGCATCCATATATCTATCACCGACGTCGATCATGCTCGGAGGATAACTGCACAAAGAAGTTGAAGGATCTTGATTAACCACGCTGGCTAAGAAAACAGAACCCATTCTTTGTGTTTGGTACCAACTTAAGAAGTCGGATGGGTTTGGGTATTCGGGTGTGCTTTGCTCTTCTTCGTCCGAAACAAACACAACAAGAAGACCAGCATCCGGACGTAACCATGTTGAAGAATATGGATTATTTACAACATATTCATAGGTAGAATTGAACCCCTCTTCCCATGGGGCGCTTGTAAGTGTATTTAGCATAGCTTCCGCGTCTGCTATTGTGTCGCCCGGTACTAAAGGAAATTCTGTGCTTGTTACAGACCTTGTGGGATCAGCGCTAATCATCACCAATCTCCAATCGGCGGTTGGGAGCGCGCTCAACATTGCTTGAACCCCATTTAACAACTCTGTATTATATCGATTCATTGAGCCAGACCGATCGATTACCCAAAGAATGTCAATTCCATCTACCGACATAGGTTGTGTAAATGAATCAATCCATATATCGCCGTGCTCTGCTGGGACTTCTACTTCAATATATTCCGGCACTTCGACTTCGACATACACCGTTTCTGTCTCGCCAGGAACTTCCACTTCTACATATACTGTCTCACCCTTTCCGCCGGTGACAATAGCATAGTCAGGCTGTTGACAGCCAGCCATCAAACTGACTGCTACTACGAGCAGTTTTTTGAATAATTTTGGTGCCATCCCTATTAATAGGTAGGGTCGCTCCAAGGAAAAAGTTGATGTTCTCTAACTTTTTTTATTTTTCCAGTTTTTTCTATGTAAATTTTATAGTCATAAAAGACATCAGTATCTAAGACGGCAAGTATTAAAGAAGATCTTCTCTCATCTTTAAAAGCTTCTACATCTGGCAGTGGACAATAATACACCCATTCATCAACTTTGTATTTCATCACTAATATGCTCACTGACAATTTCATAGAGATCGCTTGGTCTCATATCGATCTTATCATATATATGTACTGAATTCCAATTCAACACACCACAGAGCACAAGAGCATTCATAATCCACTCACTACAATACCATTTATTTTTAGACTTAACTTTAAAAGGAGTAAATTGAGAAAGCAACATACCCCACCAATCATACACATTATCTTTGGTATTTTCATAAAACTCCATCAAATAATTGTGTTGTTCTTCGGTGATATCTATAGTAACAAAATCCCATTTTTCTAGATCAAAATCTGTTTTTAGACGCTTTGAAACTTTTGATTCTAAAAAGGGGCTAATGGAGATCCAAGTAAAATTATCTGGCATGACTAATTCCGCGTGGCTATAGACACTTTTTGTCCACCAACGAATAATTTTATGTTGCCAGCCTTCGCCGCCTTTATAAAATGCCACTTTTATTTTCATCTTGCCATAATACTACAAAAATAGTCTCCTACTAATATTATGTATCATCAATCTTTTATATTAGAAATAATTTTTATATAACATGAAGGTAATTTTTCAATTTGGCCTGTTTTAAACCATCTTATTGTAATTTGATCGTCAGAAAACGAAAACCATTGGATTTTATCATACTTGTGTTTTTCAACGTCTATCACTGTTCCTTTTAAGACATCATCAGCAGATATCGCTATCCAATGAACCTCTTCTACTATATCACCAACTTTGACAATTTTATACTTCAGAGACTTTTGAAATTCGGTTAATTCGTTTTTATCGTCTTCAATGCTCACATAGTAGATAGATGGTGGAGATGGCGGGAGTCGAACCCGCGTCCAAAATAATTCCAACTGTAGTCATTCACAAGTTTATTCAGTTTCTATCACAAACTGACAAAAATAGATGGTTATAAAATATCGCTTACCATCCTGTTGCGATAAGTTTTTTGGTTTTTGCAACTTACCTGTTGTTTTGATTAGATTGGATAGAAGGTTCTAATCAACCTCCCTACTAAGCGGCTAAGCGCTGTTCGAAATGGTTGTTGTTGTTTGCAACTATTGTTTTTGAACTGTTAAGGTCGTGTCTAACCTACTTGCACTATTCCTTTTCCTTACCTTGTCGAATCCAAGTCATCCCCGTGTTTTTTTAACTATTACACCCAAAGGTTCTGAGTTTTCAGCATCGAGCCAAATAAATATTTCTTTTCCCTTTTTGACCTTTTCGGTATTTTTAAATTTAATACTTTTCTTGGCGGCTTTGAGGGCTGCGGCCTCTGTGGAGTGTTTACTAATAAGTTCTCCCATGATGTAATGGCCATCCCATTTATAAACTTTCCACATATTTTCTCCATAATTATAGATAAAAGCCAGTGCAGATCTTTTGCTCCCTGCCTGCTATCCTACAGTTTAGTTGTTTTAAACCCTTCGTTGTTTCGGAGGCACTTTAATAGGCATGGTGCCACGCGTTTCCCTAATATAACTGGCTCAGCTAAGAATGTCAAATATCAATTTTAAATTTTTTGCAGGCCAATCTAAAATCAGCGTACGTAAGACCAAGAAACCTTGCGGCGTCTTTTTTGGATTTAGTCGTTGAAATTGCAAATTTAAGTAATGCATCTTTTACAATATATGCTGAATTACGCCATATGTCAAATCCATACAACCTGTTATTGATGTGATTACATGCAAGTTCTAATTTTACTGCGATCAAATCTTCAAGACTAATAGATCCAATTGCAACTAAAGTTTGATCAGTTAATAAAGCTTGATCTTTTAACTTATTTATGATACTAGTATTAACAGTTGTTGATTTATTAGCTTTCATAAGCTCTCACTAACCAGCACAATTAAAGTATAACGGTTTTAAAAAGTTTGTCAAGTGTTTTTTTTGTAAAATTTTAAATTTGGAAATCAAAAGCTTCTTCGTCTTCACCAGAATCACCCGATGCATCGGCTTGGTGAGACTTAGCTTGTTGGTAAGCTTGATTAGTCGGTTCTTCTATTGATGGTTCTAAATCATCTTCAAAGCCATCAAAATAAAGCTTTAAATTAGCTAATAAATAATCATAGAATTTTTCTTGATCGTCAGGATCGGATAATAATTCATATGAATCTAGAATGTTTGCTTCTATTTTCTTAAAGCTTTGATAAGCCATGTTGCGACCCGTTTCGTCACCCTCAACACCATCACCAAAGTCATCTCTAGGATCTGCCTCTTCTTCTTCCTCTTCTTCTTCGGCTTTTCTCTCAGCATCAGTCCTAATATCGATGAATTTATCTTGATCGGCATCATCAACAACATCGACTTCAATATCTTCATCAATATCTAATTCAATCTCTTGAAGGGGTTCTTCTTCTGCCGGCACCTCCTCCCCAGCATCTTGATTTAGTTCTGCTGGAGTTAATAGATTGACAACTGCATTGGCAATGTGTGCTCGAAAAGACTGTCTTTGGTTCAGATTAGTAGTAAGAGATTTATAATCAACCTCTAACACGGGAATAATCTTCTTAAGTAATTCTCCCAGCACATTAATACCAGTCGACTTGTTAGGTGTTGGTTGAACATCCGGAGTATCTCCTTCTGTCAACATTAATTTTAACTCTTGCTCCATCAGCTTTACTAATAAAGATTGAAACTTTTTTTCTTCATTTAGTTTTTTATTCTTGACATGGTTGATTAAATGCCGTATATTAGATCTAAGGGTTTCTTCTTGGTTCATCTTAAAATGCCTCTTTCAGTAATTAGTCTCAAAACTTCATTAGCGATAGCTATATTTTCATTGTTCTTTTCTCTGGATCTTTTTTTCTTGGGTCTACCCGACCCAGATGCCAAAAAAGGGGCTCCTCCTCCCTCTACTCCGGGCGCCCCGGATCCAACAGAAACACCCGATAATTCTTCTAGTGTTTCATTTAAGCCAAGTATTTCTAGTATATTATCAACGTTTTCATCGCCAACAAAATCCGCGATCTCTTCACGATTATTTGTTGGGTCACTTAGCGCTTCACGAAAAGCAGTGGCACTATATGGCTCCCCAGTTGGGCGCACCGTCGGTTCCACTGCAGTCGCCTCTGGTGGTAATAAAACGACCCCGTCCTTTACGTACCTTTCGGCATCAGTCCAGCGTTTCCAATCATCATCCTTAGTGCTAGCACCCAAAATAATGCGAGTGCCCTGCTGTAATGGTCCATCTTTCCCAACATATTCATATGCAGCATTAATAGGGGAAGCATGGTTTTTAGACACAATAATATCCACTTTATCGTCAGGTAGATCGGCTGCTAAAATCTGCCACAACTGCAGGGAATCGTTTGCTGTTATTTCGCGCCCATTCGGAAGTCTACGGCCATTTTTGGTTGGTTTTGAAATGATAACAATGACTTTATCAGAAATTTCTGCATATTGGCGCACCATTGCTAGATGTCCCTTGTGAGGTGGCTTAAATGCACCCGGAACAACAGCAATGTCAGCAATTATATTTGAATAATCCTCATCGTCGACAGGATCATCATCTTCGTCCTCTATTTCTAAATCAATCTCATTAGGATCTTCACCCATCACAGGTAATAGTGGAGGATAAGGATCGCTATCATGTTCGTCACCCATGAAATCTTTTTCCTTTTCGTTAACTTGTCCGGTGAACTTATCACCCTTGTCGATGGCAAAATTAGCGCGACTAAACTCTAATCGGTCCACAAATTTGATGCCATTACCAGCGTGATCTACCGCAACATAACCTTCAGGATTTGTAACTACTAAATCTCCCGAACCATCATCAACAAAATGTTTTGTATTATAAAGAGCATTATTATATTTTTCAATAAAGATATTTTTAGCTTCGAACAAAAGTCGACTTACTTTAAATAAATTAACAATATCTGATTTTTTATTATTAATTAATTCCATTACTCTTTGTGCGTTTTGTGTTGCTCGGTCGCGTCCTTTTTCGCTTTTTAGTTTGTTTATTTTTTTCTGTAATCTATCAGAATACCATTCTATAAAACCACTAAAAGAAGCTTCCGGGTTTTCCAAAAAATTACCAGCCTTTATTTCACTGTTAATATAAATATTTAAAAGTGCTGAGGGTATGTCATTATAATCAATTTCACTGTTTACTGCATCCGATTGGCTTATAAGTTCGCGAACGGTAGACTCTTCCTCATCTGTTAGAGTCACAGTTCCTGTATCATCAGTAAAAAAAGCGTCATCATACCAAACACCCGGGACTCTTTTTAAATTGCTTACATCCGCACCAAAACTAGCTCCACTATCTAAACTATCGTATGTTGTATGGAACACGATTCCAAATTTTGACTTACCTATCTCCTGACCAAGTTCAGAGTTAACCGGAACTGCATAGACTATTGTATTAGGTTTAAATTTGTAGTGTGGTTCTCCATCAATTTCTGCAATGTCGAGCATTTCATCATCAAACATGAAATCTCCCTGCAATATTTTATCTATACCAAGAGAAGGAAGAAATTTCAACCCTTTAGTTAATTTATCAACCAAACCGGGCGCGTGGCCATGGTTTTTGATTATATCTTCTTCTGTATAATTAATTTTAGGTACCTTGTTGAAGATTGATTTGGTTCCAACAAAAAACCTACCATTCTCTGGATTTATACCAGCAAACATGGCAGGTGCACCGTCCCATTTGACTGATGTTTGTACTTTTGAGCGGGTGTTGCCTTTTAGTGTTTCAAGCAGTTCAACCAAAAAAGCTTTTGCCATGCTATAACCTTCTGGTCCTTGAGTCAACACCAGTTCTTCAAGGTGTGTAAGGTGTGTGTTAGCTTTGGCCATTATTCGTCGCCCTTGTTTTCTTCTAACAATTGTAACTTTTCATTGAGGTCCATATTTTCATTTACGATTCTGCGTGCATACTTTCGCACTTCGCGAATGTGCTGCTTTGCAAGCTGGAGTCTTCTTTTTTCCGAGACTGTTCGAGGTTTGAGATTGGAAATTATTTCTTGGAGACCCTGAATATAGGTAAAGATTGTTTTCTCGTCCAGTTCCTCGTTAATTAAAAAATTTCTCCATTGTGAATCTAATGACATACTTGTTCCTTCCGTTATTGTTGTTAATAACAGGTTCTTGATAAACTGATTTCTAAGCTTTTTA